GAGGTGCGTGACTAATGTTGATTGTATCTAACGGTTATTCCGATCAGATTTTTTCTTGTCACCAGGAAGTCATTGACTTCTTTGGTCAGGATACCTTCATGGCATTAATGGAAGGCATCCATTCTCAATTCACGCTGAGGTTTAGCGATGTCTAAGGAAAGTTATTATAAGTTTCCTAATCCTACAAATCCGACGGCCGAATTGATTAAGCGCCGTCGGATACAGGTACTTGTACACTCCTGCATCTATTATGCTTTAGATGACAATATTGTACCTGACCATATTTTTGATGGATGGGCAAGAGAACTTGAGCAGTTAATGAAAGATCATCCTGATGCTTACAGTGACAGGTTTGATTATGCTTTTGAAGAATGGGACAGCTCCTCTGGTTTTAATTTACCAAACCGAGATCCTTGGATATTAAATAAAGCACAATGGTTGCTTAAAAATAGGTAAGCACCCTTAGCTCAATCGGATAGAGCAACGGCCTTCTAAGCCGTAGGTTGCAGGTTCGATTCCTGCAGGGTGTACCATAAAATCTGCGGGCAACGCGCACCCAAGTACATTCCGGACACTGTATTGGTTGGGAAAACTGTTGCACTAATTTGTATAAGTAAAAATATGTTTAAAAGAATAGAAATAGATTTAAAAATACCCGAAGCAGAAGTTACAGAACACGGTAGGTTCTATAGTACACCTGAAGGAAATCTATACCCTTCAGTCACCACCGTTATGTCATATCACACCAGAGAAGCCATCAAAGCCTGGCGTGAACGTGTTGGTGAAGAAGAAGCTAACAAAATCAGTAATCAGTCAGCTACGAGAGGCACAAAGATACATGACTTGTGCGAGAACGTGTTGCTGAATAAAGACATAGATACAAGTAATCTTAGTTTGTTAGACAAACAGATGTGGGATCGTTTTCGTCCTGTGTTGAACAACATAGACAACATTCACGCAATCGAGGACCCACTTTACAGTGACCACTTACGTATGGCTGGTCGTGTAGATTGTATCGCTGAATGGGAAGGTAAACTGTCAGTTATTGACTTTAAGACCTCGCGCAAGAATAAAAAGAAAGAATGGATTGATAACTATTTTATGCAATGCACTTCATACGCTATTATGTTTGAAGAAATGACAGGTATACCTGTTCCCCAAATCGTTGTTGCTATAACAGTAGAGGATGAGTTTCCTCAGGTGTTTGTTGAAAAGCGTGACAACTACGTAGAGAAACTTCTAGACTTGCGTTTAGAGTATGAAAGGTTTGAAAAACTATATGCTAAGGTACGATTCCCCTAGTGATTTAAGTGTAGCTTATCTTTTAGAAAGAGCTAAAAATTTATCACCCAACAAACCAGCAATAACATTTGAAGATGTTACATATACTTGGCAACAGGTCTATGATAGAGTAGTTTCTCTTTCTTGCTATCTAAAAGATAGAGGTGTTTCGCCTAAAGATAGGGTTGTTTTCATAGGAGAAAACTCTAACAAATATATTGAACTTATGTTTGCTTGCTCTTTTGTTAATGCTATAATTGTCCCTGTTAATTTTAGATTAGCTGAAAGAGAAATAAAAGATATTATTCAGGATTGTGATCCTGCTTTGGTTTTATATGATATTGCTGACGGTTGTTATGAATCTGTTTCAGATATTCCTGAATTTCATCCGGGAGTGAACGAAGACATCTACGGTATAATTTATACAGGAGGAACAACAGGAACTCCTAAAGGAGCAGTCATCACTCACAAAGCCATGTATATTGCTTCTATGGCTTTTAATTTGACTTTTAATCTTAATGGTGATGAAACTTCTTTAATATCATTGCCATTGTTTCATATTGCTTCTCATAATAGATTCTTTGCTTCAACTTTGTTACAGTCACATTCTGTTATAATGCGTAAATTTGAAACAGAAAAGTTCCTACAAAATATAGAGAAACATAAAGTAAATGTTTTTATTGTTGTTCCTACCATGTCTCAAATGTTATTAGACTACAAAGAATTTTTAAATTATGATACAAGCTCGGTTAAAATATATCAAAGTGGTGGTGCACCTCCTACTGAAGAACAATTAGAAAAATTAAGAAAGTTTTTCCCAAATGCTAAAGTTCTTAATAATGTAGGCATTACTGAATGTGGTGGTGCTGTTTTATTAGACGGCAAACCCGTTACAGGAATACAAGTAAAAATTGAAGAAGGAGAACTTTTAGTAAGAAGTCCTTACATGATACATGAGTATTGGCAGAAACCAGAAGAAACCTCTAAAGTTATAAAGAATGGTTGGTATCACACAGGTGATGCCGTGCGAAAAGAAGGCAACAAATACATACTCTGCGGCCGAATCAAAGATATGTTTATATCGGGTGGAGAGAATGTTTATCCATTGGAGATTGAACGTGTTTTGATGAGCCATCCAAGTGTTAAACAGGTAGCTGTTATTGGCGTTCCGGACGAAAAATGGGGTGAAGTGGGGTGTGCTTTTATTGTTGGCAAAAATGCAGACTATGTTAATTATTGTCGAAAATATTTAGGTGAGTTTAAAGTACCGAAACAATATCGCTATGTAGATGAATTGCCATTGACTGCTATAGGAAAGGTTGACAAGCAGGCATTAAAACTGTTATAATATAAATATTGAATCTAACGGAGTATTGTATGAATAAGTTTCTTATTTTTACAGCATTGTTAGCAGCGGGTTTACTCGCTGTAAAAGTATTAGTGACAGAAGAAGTATCTGCGGTACAGGTGGAGCCTATCAATATAGAGTTTAAGTTTGATACTGGTCCATTATATAGAGATGTAGAATGTCTCGCCCAAAATATTTATTTTGAGGCAAGAGGCGAACCACACACTGGCCAAGTGGCTGTTGCTTATGTGGCGTACAACCGAGTAAAGGATGATAGGTATCCTGATACACTTTGTACTGTTATTAAGCAAGGTCCTATATCACCTTGGTTTCTGATGGAACATGACAGAATAGTTCCTATACGAAACAAGTGCCAATTTAGTTGGTGGTGTGATGGACGTAGCGACCAACCAAAAGATATGTGGGCATGGGGTCGTGCTATGGACGTAGCTGCAGGTGTTATAAATCATAAGTATGAGGATCCTACTAAAGGTGCCTTGTGGTATCATAATGATGAGGTAGATCCTGATTGGGCAGGTGCTATGGAGGTAACTGCCAAAATAAACAAACACACCTTTTACACTATGGAGTAGTAAGTGAACTTAGAAGTTATTACAAACGATTTTATGGCAGAAAAACAAAAACCAACTGACACATTTTTAATTACAAAACAATTTAGAACGCCAGCTGAATTTTCAAAACACATTGAACAGACAGCAGTGAGAACACAATCTTCCTGTATGGACATTTTAATTGATTATTGTATAAAAAACGAAATAGAAGCTGACAGTTTATCCAAGATTATTAATGCAAGTTTGCGTTCTAAACTTGAAGCAGAAGCACAAGACTTGAATCTACTTAAGGTTAAATCTAACAAACTACCTTTTTAATATGACGGCTTTTGAAGTCTATAAATTATATGCAGCTTTACGGTTGCACTTTACTGATCCTAAGTATGATATTACTGTTACTAAGGGTCGTATAGGTAACCTAAGAGCTTCTTTTGAGAAACGAAAAGACACGCAACATATGTATAAGTTAGCAAACACTTATACACGCACAGAAGTTATAAACATTCTTGTGGCCAACTTTATCACAGGCGATAATACGGCCAACATCTATACAGGTAATTTTGTAGATAATTACAAAAACTACTTGACAAGACGTAAAAGAATGTTGTATACTTTAGATACAGACTTAGATAATATCTTATTCAGGATGGAAAAGGATGAAATTAAGTCTTGTATGGAAGGGCAACACCCACTAATCTTCAGGATGTACATGGGTGGGGATATACAACTTGAAACACTTGTTATTATGGAAAAACTATATCCTTTTGTTGAAGATTATGCTAGTGACTTTGTATTGGAACACATTTGTTTACTAGTAAAAAAGTATAACCCCTTTGTTATAATAAACAAAGATGAAGTAAAACAGAGATTTGAAGGTAAAATTTCACAATGTCTAAATCAGTAAAAAGAAAACCTGAAGAAAAGAAAATTCATAGGGTTGGAAAAGAACATCCTGAAAGAGCAATCGATCAGGAACTAAGACGTATAAATAGTATTGAGGATCTAGAAGATATAGATCTAGATGAAGTCCTCGAAACATATACAACAAATACAACGCAAACACATTAATACAACGCTATATATCGCACATAAGGAGAAACATATGTCGTTCAATTCACTTTCAGACCTTCGCAAAGCTCGTGGCAACTTCGACCAACTGATGAAGGAAGTCGAAAAACTTGATGCACCACAACAGCGTCAGGATGATTCAAACGAGTGGAAACCCACAGTAGATCAAGCAGGCAACGGATACGCTGTTATTCGTTTTCTTCCAGCACCTCAGGGTGAAGATATGCCTTGGGTTCAGCTTTGGAATCATGGCTTTCAAGGTCCTACAGGTAAGTGGTATATCGAAAACTCACTTACAACCCTCAAGCAGACAGACCCTGTATCAGAACTCAACTCA